CGCTTCTTGAGCCGGTAGGTGTTCACTTCGTCATATGGGTGGCCCTTGGGACATGCCACCTTGTACTTGTTGCCAACCCGGAGAGTCATCCAATGTCCGAGTGCTTTACGGATCTGTTCCTTGCGACGAGGTGACATCAGCGGATAGACGCACATCATGACCCCGGCAGCGTGCCCACCGCCGATGGTCCAGTGAAAGAAATCAGAGTGATTTACCTTCTTCGATTTGACGGGACGAACCTTGCCGCCCAACAGGCTCTGCAATCTATCAAGCGGCTCTCGTTGAACCTGGGCTGCGCCGACGTACGCACTGCGATTGCCCAAGAACGATCCCTCGCCCTCGAGGAATCCCGCCACCCAGCCGAGTTCACGTGGAGTAATCATTCCCGCATTCTAAACCAAAAGGGCCGGAGCCAGTTGGCTCTCGGCCCCTTTTGTTTCGTCCGAAGGAATGACGACTACACGCCGGTCAGGGCGCCCGAGTAGCCAGTGAAAAGGGATTGAGCCTTGGGCTTGGTACAAACCAGTTGCAGCAAAGTCACCAGCACGAGCAGGTAGGCCAACTGCATGTTCGGCAGCAGGCTCTCGGGCCCGGCCAGCGCGAACGCCGCGTCCGAGTGGATCTTGAAGCCGATGTAGGACGAGTTGAACAGCACCACCTGGTTCTCGGTGGCCGCGAGATCCATGTAGAAGGGCACGCCCGAGACGGAGAGCGCGGTGAAGGCCGCGCGGGCGCCGTCCTCGGTATCCGCGAACGCGCGCTCCGGGGTGATGTTGTACCGCTCCGAGCCGATGTAATCCTGCGCGAGCGCGGCCCAGGTGCCGGGGCCCAGGATGCCGAACGACGGCATCTCGCCGCCGCTCGCCTTGGTGGCGCTGGTGATGGCCGTCACCATGTTGGCCCGGGTGATGGAGGTGGAGCCGAGCGTGGTGGCGGTCTTGACGTTGCCCTGCCAGAACGTGTTGCCGGTGCGCGTGATGTTGCCGTAGTTCGCCTGCGAGGGGTTGGTGGTGCTGATCACGTCCGCGATGGCGAAGATGTCGTTGGCCCCGTTGGCCGACTGCGTGGCCCAGAGCTTGTCGTTGAGGTACTTCGCCATGCTGTTGCCCGCGTCGTTCATGCGCGCCTCGATGAGCGGGATCACCGCGGCGTCGATCTGCGCCAGCCCCTCCATGACGTAGTAGGGGATGGGCGTGACCATCGCCGCGAGGGTGAACTCGGCGTTGGTGAGACCGGTCTGCAGCTGCGGCGCGGTGAAGCTACCGCTGTAGTCCGTGGTGCTGGTCGTGGTCATCGCGGTGTTCTGCAAGGGCACCGTGATGGGGCTCACGCCGCCCGAGATGGGCTCGGCGGCGGCCAGGAAGGCCGAGAGCGTGGGGGTGGCCTGGTACAGCTGCACGATCACCTTCGGGATGAACGCCCGGCGGGTGACCGCCGAGAGTTCCGTGAGTACGGTCCCGCTAGGGGGGAGAAATCCGCCGCCGATAGGCATGTCTTAGCGCCCTCCTAGCTCTGCTGACTGGTGAGGAACACGATGGACATGTTGCCCCCGGTCCCGTTGGTGCGTGAGGTGAACCCGTCGAGGAACCAGATGCCCGAGCCCTGGTTGGTGGCGCTGGCGCCGATGACCGGCCACCAGCTGCTGCCGCCGTCGTGGGTGGCCTCGATGTTGCCGCCCGCCGGGGTGGCAATCCACGCCAGGCCCGGCAGCTTGCCGGCCAGGATCGGGTAGTTATCCGCGTTCAGCGTCTTGCCGAGGTTGGTGGTCACGTTCAGGTTCAGGAGCGAGCCGAACTGCGAGCCGGCCGTGCCCCAGACAGCCGTGGTGGCGGTGCCGATCTGGACCGACATGGGCTAGACCCCCCGTCCTGACCGCACGTCCACCAGCGTCTGCGCGGCCATCTTGCGCGCCCAGTTCTTGCGCTGGCTGGGCGAGCCAAAGAGTTCCTTCTGATCCGGCAGGTCGAACGTGAAGTCCGGCCGGGTGCGGGGCGCCGCCGCCGCGCGCCGGGTGACGAACACCTCGGCGGCCGTGGCGGGATCGCCAATCTTGGCCTCGACCATGAGCTTCTCCACCTCCTCGACCTCGGTCTCCTGCACGCCCTTGGCCTTCATGGCCTCGATGGCCTCGAGCCGCGCGGCTTTGGCCTCGCGCTCCTGCCAGGTCTTTTCGCGCTCCTCGTACCGCTGCTCCCACCGCTTCTCCAGCTTCTCGACCCGATCCTGCACCTCCAGCTCGGGGATGCGGACGTCGGGGTACTTGGTCTTGATGATCCCGAGCACCTGGTCCCGGGTCTTGGGGTCCTGGTACAGCTCGTCCATCAGCTTCGACTTCTGGAACACGGAGGGATCGACGGTCTGAACCGGCTCGTCGGCCATGGCCTACTTCCTCCCGCCGCGCCCGCGGTCGCTCACCGGGCCCTTGCCGCTCGGCCCCTCGGTGCGCCCGCCGTTCTGGTCCCAGATGCGCGCCTCGCCCTTGCCGCCGAGCTTCATGGCGCGGGGCGGGTTGACGATGCGGCCGGTGGTCTGCTTGCCCGAACGGGGGTCCCGTACGGGGTACGACTTCGGCGCCCAGTTCGCGGGCATGGCAGTCTCCTTATCCTGGTTGTGAGCCGGGCCCCGGCATGGGGCCCCCCATCTGCTGCGGCCCGGCGGTCTGCACGGGCCGGACGGCTTCCTGAATGGATTGCCCCTCGGACTGCGTGAGCCCCGGCGCGGCTTGCACGTCGATCTTGGCGAGCGCCTTGATGGCGTCGTACACGGCTTTGCCCTCGGGCGTGCCCACACCGAGATGGGGGGCGCTCATCTCAAGGACTTTGCGAGCACTCAGCGCCCCGAGTAGCGCCTTGCCGCGCAGGCCCGCCCCGGAGGGCACGCCTGACGGCGCAGCGGGCGCCTGCGTTGGCGCGGGCGGTGCACCCCCCATGCCCGGCATGTCCGGCATCAGCGACTACCGACGACCCCGACGACCCCGACGACCCCGACGGGCCATAGGTTGGACTCCTCTCTGACCGCACACGACTGCTCGGCCGGTGCGATCTCAGGTGAGGTGCTCATCGGCGGGAGTCTACGCATACCACCCGTAGGGGTGTCAAACAAAATCCACTACCAGTGGTGGTCTACCAGCGGGTGACGAGGGTGGCGCTGCTCAGGTCGCGGTGGCAGAGGTGCTGCCCGGTATGCCCGGCGGGGCGGCCACAGCGGCGCCCCTGATCGTTGCGGATGGTGCACCGCCCGGTCGCGTAGTTGTGCGACCAACTCCTCGGGCGGCCAGCGTGTTTGGTTCGACCGGATGCGCCGCCCCCGGTCATGAAAACGCCCCTAGGCACATACCGGGCTGGTGGAATCCGCCGCACTGGCTGCACGCGATGGGTCTCACCTCCCCTTTTTGTCCGCCTTCCTGGCTTCAATCTCGAGCTTCGCCTTGACCAACTCGGCCTTGGCCTTCATGAGCACTTTCGCCTTGTCCATCAACTCTTCCACGCGCGGCGGGTTCAGCATCTCCACATAGTCCGCGAGATCAATCGCCCCGGCCTTGAGTAGCCGGTCGGCCTTGTCCGCCAGGTCCACCGCGTAGATGGGCGAGGAGGTGTGGGCGCTCACCTTGATCGTGGTGCCCTTGGGCAGTTGCGCGAGCAGGAACTGCTGGCCGTCGTCGGTCTCGTAGGCCGTCGGGTCATCGCGCTGCATGAGGTGGAAGATGCGCGTGGCCAGCACCTCGACGGCATCCTCGACCACCAGCGCCTTGTTGCGCACGGGGCCCGACGCGATGGAGGCCAGATCGGCCAGCTGGTTGCCCGCGCGCACGCCCTGCTCGTTCTGGCCCTTCAGGATGGGCGGCATCTGGATCGCCTCGTCGAACATGCCGTCCACGCGGTCGATCAGCTCGAACGGTTGATCCGGCATCGGCGGGCGCATGGCTTCCATCTTGGCCTGGGGGCCGCCCTGCGTGAGGCCGCCGCGCGTGCGCATGGTGAACTTCTTCTCATCGGACATGGGGATCATGTTTGGGCCCGAGAAGAAGCTCGGCGGGTCCAGTTGCAGGCCGTACAGCTCGTCGATCTCCATCATCCGCCGCTCGCGCCATTCTTGCAGTTGCAGGATCTTCTCCAGCGCCGACTCACCCCAGAAGTAGTCGAGCACCGGATCGGTCCACACCTTGATGAACGGCAGCTCCGCCTCCCAGTCGCCTACCGCCGGCAGCACCGGGTTCTGGCGCTCCATGATGGTCCAGTTGCCGATCACGGTGGAGACCAGGTAATCCGGCAGGCGCCGCTCCCCGATCTTGAAGTCCGCGCGCTCCCACACCTCCACCAGCTCCACCATCGGCTCGGCTTCCTGGGGCTTCAACTCCGCGAGCTGCGTCCAGGGCGTCATGCCGCCGGGGAAGGTGCCGATTGGCGGGGAGGGCTGCGAGGTGTTGATGATGATCTGCTGGAGCATCCCGGTCTGCTCGCTACCGGAGCCCGGGGTGGCGTGCTCCTCGGCCCACGCCTCGATGGCGCCCGCATTGGGCAGGCCCGCGACCAGCTGGCGCAGCTCGGGAATCGTGAGGAAGTACCAGTGACACACGGCATCCTGCCGGTCGAGATACGGCACCGACTCGCGCAGCACGCCGAAATCGCCCGGGTGGACCCAGTTGACCGACATGGAGTGATCGGGCTCGGGCAGGAGCTTCATGATGCCGCACCCGTAGACCCCGGCCATCTTGACGAACTCGCCGAACATCACGTCGGCGCCGATATCGCGCCACGTCCGGGTGAACTCGGCGCGCGCCACCTCCGCGGCCTTCATCCACGCGCGCTTGTGCGCGGGCGGCAGGCCCAGCGAGAAGCGCGTGCCCTCGGGGTTGTAGAGATACGAGGACTGCTGCGTGAGCGCGGCTTTGAGCTTGTTGAACCGCGCGGGGATGCCCGACTTGTCGGTGCCCCGGTCGTACCAGATCCGCATCCGCCCGTATTTGTCCTGCCGGGCCTGGCGACTGATCTCGCACGACGCGATCAGGTCGCGGATGCGGGGCTGGGCTTCGTGCTGGGTGCTGGTGGCCATTTACCGCACGACCATGCCGGTGCGCGGGATGGGGCCACCGAAGCGGTTGAGCAGGGGCAGGTTGACCTGTTGCGACGCCGCGCGGCCCTCGCCGGGCACGAGACCCAGCATCCCGGCGGGGTTGCCCGCGCTGCGGCTGCGAGCGAGCTGGATCTGCTCGCCCACCGGCACGCCGGGCACGGGCGCGGTGGGCGCGGCATCGGCCAGGGCTTCGCGCTGCCGCGTCACCTCGGGCTCAACCAGCGTGTCGATGTGCTGGGCCATCCCCCGGCCCACGTTGATCGCGTTGAACAGGCGCGTCAGCCGCCGGGAACCGCACACGGGGCAGCGGGTACTGCCGACGGGGAGGTCATAGACGGACGCGCCATCGGGGGTCTTACACTTTGGCCCCAGACAGGCATGGTCCGCGTGCGGCCCCGGCATGGCTGGGACTATATCACCCCCTCTCCATGTTTCGTCAAATGCGGGCGCATTCTCCGCACGGCTTCGCGTAACCGTGAAGTATGCACGTCCTGTCGATGATAGATCACCCCCTTACACGCCGATATTTCTGAAGAAGCCTTGCATCAACCGCGTGCCTGCGTGGGGCATCTCCACTGGCGGGGGCGGCTCCCCATCCGGGCCGCCCTTGAGCGGCAGGTGCTGCAACACCGGCATAGCCTGCTCGAGCCAGCACTCCACGGCCATCGCCCCGGCCAGCACGCGGTCGTCGTGCGCCGTCCCCTCGGCCTCGATCACGCCGCCTTCCTGCCGCCGCATGTTGGCCAGCTCCTCGACCATCTCCACGGACCGGATCACGATGGAGTTGACCATGCAGCAGTCGCGCAGGCGCGTCAGCACGCCCTGCCGGCGCGAGCCCGAGGTCATCCAGTGCCACGCCATGGACCCGCCGAAGGTGTCGTAGCGCCGGTAGATGTAATGCCGGATGGCGCCGATCACGTCGCTGATCTCGCTGGGCGACCGCTGCGTGCCCCAGCCGAGCTGCTGCAGGCGCTGGATCTCCTGCCACACCGCCTGGCCGGGGCCCTGGAGTTCGAGGATGAAGTAGCTGCGCATGTACTGGCCGGCCAGGTGCAGGCACACCCACGCGAACTGCTGGAGCGTGCAGTCGTTGTCGCTGAACTCCGCGACCTGGACCAAGCGCGTGCGCTCGACGCGCCAGACCTGGCACGTGTGGTAGTCGCTATCTTCGCTGGCGCCAAACGCGGGATCGGCCGACACGACGTAGTAGGAGTCCTTCTGCGGGTGCTCCCACAGCGTGAGCTGGCCCAGCTCCTCGGTGGTCTCGTGCAGCGCCATCTGCTCCACCAGTGGCCCGAACGTGAACCGGTAGAAGTCCGGCGGGGGCGCGTCGGCGAGGTTCTTCCGGAGCGCGTTCATCGTCTGCGCGCCGAGCCAGGGCGAGCCGGTGGCCTGGAAGGCGTGCTCGGGGAGCGTGGGGAAGTCCTGGTACATCTTCACGTCGTCGCGGATCTCCTCCGCGAGCTTCCACCGATACCACGCCCACTGCGTCGGCTTCAGCTCCACGTGCCACCGCTGCTGGATCTGCGCGGCCCACCCCTTCTCCTCGCCCGTGAGCTTGCCGTCCCAGTAAATCTTGTATTGCTTGCTCGCGGGCGATAGCTCGTAGAGTTCGTGGCGCCACCAGGGCACGAAGATGGCGTGCTGCGTGCTGGCGCGGCCGGCGTCCATGAACATGTGGTAGTAGAAGTTGAAGCCGTTGGCGGTGGACTCGCGCACGTAGAGGCGATGCGGGTGGCGCTCGGACAGCGCGGCGAAGAAGTCGGGGATGCGCTCGGGATCGCCCCAGTACGCCACTTCGCTGCCGTGGTAGAAGTTCAAGCCCTTCGACCGGCCGAGCGACACGCTGCTGCGCGGGCCCGCCGTCTGGAACACCAGCCGCGAGCCGTTGGCCCACGCGGTGAGCGCCTTGTTATTGCGCACCAGGGGCCACTGGTACTTCACCGGGAGGGAGTTGAAGAACTCGGTCATCATCACGCGGAAGTACGCGGTGTTGGGATCGGTCTCGGTGATGAACGCGCCGGTGAGGCCCTTGTAGCGGAGCATCCAGTAGAGATCGAGCGCGATGAGCACCGTGGTGACGCCGATCTGGCGGGGCTTCAGGATCACGATGTTGTGGATGCCCGCATCGAGCGCGGCCATGATCTCGCCGAGCACGTAGCGTTGGACTTTCCAGGGGCGGAACGGGATGACGCCGTGGTCCTTCGAGGGAATGCGGATGGTGGACGCGAACTCCCAGAAGGACTCCGCGAGGGACGCGGTCGCTTTCTTCACAGGCTCCCGCGCTTCTTCATCTCCGTGATGAGGCCGTCCAACCGCTCGATGATCTGCCGCAGGCGCTCGAGAATCTCGCGCAGCTCGTCGGCCTTCGTCATGTGCGCCTCCGGAGGGTGAGCCCGCCCTGCAGCGAGATGGTGAATGGCTTGTGCCGGCGCTCCCAGTAGAGCTTGCCCCCGACGATGCCCGCGTTGACCCGCGCGAGCAGCGTCGCGCTGAACGTCGCCGTGCCCTTGGCCACGTGCTGCAACGCATCCCAGGTGCGCCAGTCCATGCGCCACCGGTGCTCCATGCAGGTCGCCACGAAGCAGCGGGCCACCAGCTGCGCGCGCCAGCCGTGGACCGGGTGATCGGGCACGGGCGGCCACTGCCAGCGGACCATCACGTGATGGCGTGGGCACGAGCGGTCGCCGAGGACGTGCAGCAGCTCGGCGGCGTGCCGATGCTGGTAGCGATACCACGTCGCCACCGGCTGGGAGAACTCGGCCGGGGGGCAGTAGACGGGGGCCAGGTGCGGGGAGATCCACGTCACGGGATTCTTGAGCGCGTAGGAGTCGTAGCGCCCGACGAGCGGGGCGTCCTGCCGCTCCCAGCGGGCGAGGCGGCCCTTGAGATGCGGCCCCGGCTCGCCCACCTGCCGCAGCTGGCGGATGCAGGCGCTGCGCTCGGCCTGGGCCAAGCGCCACCACGCGCGGGGGAAGCCCGTGTGGACGTTCACGCCAGGAACCCCACGCGGCACGCAGGGCAGCGGTAGTACCCCTGGTCATGCGGGCGCGCCACCCACTCCGCCTTCGCCGCGCAGTGCACGCACCGCACGCCGTCGCGGGCATCCGCGGCGCGCCACCGCGTCAGGTACTTCGTCAGCGTGGAGCGCACGATGCCCAGGCGGGCGGCGGCGCGGACCTGGTTGCCGTGGCACTCGCGCAGCACGGCCTCGATGTGCCGGCGCACGGCGGTGGCGAGCGTGGCATCGCGCGGCGCGGGCGGCGGCGGGGGCGGGGCCTCCACGTCGAGGTCGGTCAGCTCGCTCAAGATCGTGCGCACGCTGATCATCGCACCGGCCGGGGATTCACGCGCGGAGTGACGCCCACGGCCCACAGGTAATGGCACATGGGGCCGTAGCCGATGTGGAACGTCGCATCGTTCTGGCCGAAGGTGAACACGGTCTTGCAGTGCTGGCTCATCAGCGCGCGCAGTTCGTCCTGTGTCTTGCAGTTGACGTGGCCCTCGCGCGAGGGCGCGGAGGCATACGCTTGGGACTCCCGAGACGGGGTGCCCACGACCAGCACGCCATCCGGCGTGATGGACTGGCAGGCATGGCGGAGAAAGGTCGCTTCGTGCGCGGCGGGGATGTGCTCCAGCACGTCGACGGCATACGCCGCATCATGCCCCGGAATGGGGCCGCCGAGGAGCAGATCATGCTGGTACACGTCGATCTTGGGGTGCCGCCCCTGCGCCCACGTCTGCTGCTTGGCCGCGTCGATCATGGCGCCATCATAGTCGATGGCGGTGACGGCCCAGCGCGTCTCGGCGGCGACCAGGCGCGTGCCGAAGGCATCGGCGCAGCCGATCTCGAGCACGCGGTCGCGCCCGGCGAGGAGCTTGGCCACGACCTGGTAGCGCGCGAGGGTGAACAGCACGTGGCGCGGATCGGTGCGCCAGCAGTAGCCGCTCATGGGGCCGAAGCGCTCGGGCGGCTGCTCCGTCCAGCGCGCGGGGTCGGGGGTGCCGATCATGCCGGCTGACTCCAGCCGCAGTGCCGACAGCGCGGGCTCCAGGGCGGCCACACCTGGCGCTCTCGGCCCCCACACCGACGACAGTGGAAGGGGTCCCACAGGGCGCGGATCACGGTCCAGAGGAACCAAAACCCGATCATCGCCGGGGCCCGCGGCACACCACCGCCGCGTCGGTCTCTTCGACCACGTGGAAATACTGCGCGTACGGCGCCGGGCGCGGCGGCGTGAGCACGTACAGGCCCGCGGGGCCGAGGCTCGCCGCAATGTGCGTGAGGAGCTGGGCCGAGGGGGCGGGCTGGTCCACCTGGTACACCGCGTCGTAGGTGGGGAGCGGGGCCTCGAGCAAGTCATGCTCCTTCAGCTCCATCTTGGGCCAGCGCCAGAGAAAGCCGTTGATCTGTTTGAGGGTCAGACGCGGGTCCAGCACGGTGAGCGTGTCGCCCACGGACTCGGACACGCGGCGCGTGCCGTCGAGATCGGGGCACCCCACCTCCAGCACCCACGGCAGGCCCAGCACGCGCTCGGCCACGGCGGCATAGCGGGCTTCGGATTCGGGCGTCACGGCGTGGCCGGACAGCGCGGGCAGTCCCGCACGAGGGGAATCTGACAGGGACTGGCCCAGAGCGGGCAGTAGTGGCGCCAGACATGCCAGGCGCCGCGCCGACATTGGTGCACGCAATTCGGCTCCAACTTCATCACGGCAGCGCCGGGTGGCGGCGGCGCCACAGGCCCCAGCCGAGCCAGAGCAGCACGTAGGGCCACCAGTCCACCTTGCCCAACGCGGGGGCGATGGCCACGGCCAGGATCAGCACCACGGGGAGCGCGAAGTCGGGGAGGTAGCCCACCACCCACTTCGGCCGCCACCACGCGCGCTGGCCGTGCTGCACGACGAGGAGCCCCAGCGTCACGGCGGCGAGCCGCGCGGTCACCGGGGTCCAGGCGTGGCTGACCAGGGCGAGCGCGAGCCAGCCCGCGAAGGGCTCGTAGCGCTGGGCCAGGACGCGCCCGCCCTTGACCCACCCGTCCCGGGGCAGGCCGGGCGGGGGCGTGCCCCACCAGAACACGGTCCAAAACGACGCCGGCGCCCCGCAGAACAGGACCACGAGCGAGCCGATGGCGACCGCCCCCGCGAGGTCGGTGCCCGCGGCCAGCCACAGCGCCCACGCCTGCCAGTACGCGGTGTGCCGCAGCCCGGCCACCGCCGCCCCACAGGCCACCGCGGCGGTCGGCGCGCCATGCCAGGCGGCGTAGAGGCCGACCATCCACAGCGAGGCGACGACCCCCTCGTACGACGCCGTGGCGTACGTGCCCACGAGCGTGGCCGAACTGAGCAGCATGATCCCGGCGGCGAGGGTGGCGAAGGGGCCGCCCAGCTCCCCGGCCCAGATCAGCGTCGCCGCGACGCCGGGGAGGGACAACGCCAGCGAGAACGCGCGGCCCAGGGCAAGCTGGCAGTCGCGGGGGACGTGCGGCGCCCAGGCGTACAGCCAGTACGCCCCCGGCAGCCGGTAGCTCAGGCGCGCCGGCCCCACCGGCAGGGGCACGCCCCAACTCGCCTGGTAGCGCTGCCGGAGCTGCCCATAGCCGGCCGGCAGCAGGCCCATCTCCCCGTCCGTCCAGACCATGCGCGAGGCCAGGAAGAGGCCATACCCTGCGTACAGGGCGCAGAGCGCGGCTACCACGTCCGCCAGCCCGGGTGCGCGGCGTCCAGCG